ATAGTTCAGGACCTCTCTCACCAACTATCACGGGACCATTAGTGCCAATCAGTCCGCCTGCGGCAAAGCCTGGTATGAGATCACCGATAGTGACTGTGCCTCGCTTGCTGGTGCTGCCAAACAGGCCACCAAAGGTCTGTGCTATCAAGGATCTCACTTGACTGCGTAGCAATTCTTCTAACACGCTGTTGAGGAAGCCACGGAATTCAAACTTGCCTGTCTTGGCAAAGTCCACAATAGAGTCTTCCATACCTTGTGTTATCTTGCCAAACACACGACCAGCAGTTTCAAAATTGTTCTTGGCTGATTCAGCATAGGTCTTAAATGCTTTTTCAAATCCTTTGCTGAAGTTCTCTTGATTCTTTAGATCTTGTTCTTGTTGTCTTTCAGTAATTTTAATTCTTTCTTCAAAGATAGCATTGATTTCTCTTTCTCTGTCGGCTCTTTCTGCTTGTGGTAGGTCTTTGATCAGCCTAATACGACGCAGGATCTCTTCACGCTTTTCTTCTATCTCTGATATGGCGATTAAATTGTTTCTTTCTCTGTCGGTGTCACCTAGAGTGATGTTCAATAGTCTATTGCGGTCTTGCATTTGTTTGTTCAATGCCTGCTCTTCTTCTCCGCGAGCCTTGCTGGTGCGGATGATTTCAGCAATGCGTTCGGCTTCTTTCTTGCGTTCTTCCGCCAATCTTTCGGCTTCACGCTGTGATTGTTCTGTGGCACGCTGTCTAAGGTTGGCTTCATCACTGGCTGCTTTGGCAGTAATCTCTGTCTTCTTGGCAGCAAATTCTTTTTCTTTTTCTAATTGTGTCAGTTTCTCATTGGCAAAGATACGCAATCTTTCTTTGGCAGTGTCAGCAGCCAAGTTGATATTGATTGCCGCTATGTCGGATCCTAATTTAAGTGTAACAGCCTGTTCTTTGTCTGCAAATATCAACAATGCTTCTAGTCTTTCTGAATTGCTTTTTAACTGACCTTGGCGTTTGATATCTTGTTCTAGTTCAGCAATGCGTTCTGCACTCTGCTTGGCGGCCTGCACACCACTGTCTGGTCTAGCACCAAAGCCACCTTCAGTGGGTTTGTTTTTGCCTGAGTTGGCTCTAGCAAGTGTTTCTGCTTCTGCTTTGGCTGCGGCATCTCTGGCTGCTTTGAATTTTACCTGCTCTGCTTGATACTGTTCTCGATCTTTTTTGGCTCGCTCTACCAATGCGTGAACACCGCTGCCAAGTCCTACAGGATTCTTTATGTTGGCACCAAACATATTCAGAACGCCTGCTATGGCATCAGTTGGTAAGTTGAGAATGTCTCCTACCAATGTGCCTAGAGATTCTGTGATCTTGCCCAAGCCTGCACTGATGCCGCCTTCATTTACAATCTTAGCAAACTCACCAAATGCAATTACCAATTGTGTTTTGATCTGTTGACTTACGGATGCCATTGCGTCATTCAGTTTGTCTAGTTCTTTAGCGGCATCAGTGTATCTAGGATCGTTTACTGCTCTAAGTTTTTCTAACTCTAACTGTCTAACTGTCTTGCCTAGGATGTCAACAATGGCAGTGTATTCTTTGGCACTTAAGGCACCTGATTGAAATTTGTTTGTGACATCAACTAGGATGTCTTCTGTTGATCGAACCTTGCCATTGGCGTCTGTAACAAATATGCCAAGGTCCTTAAATGCTTTTTGTAGCGGCTCACTGCCAGCGGCTGCTTCTTGAATACTGCCATTTAGTTTGCCTAACAGCAATGCGGCATCTTCTGCTTTACCACCTGCGGCAATAAGACTGCCAGCAAAACTATTCACTGTGCCAGCGGCTATACCAGTGGCACCACTAATGTCCATAACCTCATTGGCCAGTCTAAGTGCTGTGCCTCCTAGTGCTGAAATGGCAGCACCAGCGGCTGCAGCCGCAATGCCCACAGGACCTAGTTTACCAACAATGCCACTCAAGGTGTTTTGTAGTGGGCCACCAACCTGTCCAAAACTTTCTACATCTGCTTTTAGATTATTGATGCTGGCACTGGTGCTTTTAATGGCACTTTCACCAACTGTTTTAAATCTAAGAATGAAGTCTTCAATAGTGGCCATAGTCGCTCCTTACGCCTTGTCTGCTAGATATTTCTGCACTGCTTTGATAGTGGGTTCAGTCATACCAACACCACCTTTCTGTTTTGAGTATCCTTGATCTAATCTCACAGCATAAGGATAGTCAGCGTGAATGTCATTGCCTTTGAGTCTTGTTTTGTTGCGAGCATTGCCTTTGTCTACGGGCGTGAAGTCTTTGAATGTGTCATAGGCCACACGAGCCAACACAGCGGGAGCAGTATTCTGTTGAATATTTCTAAGCCGCATCGTGATGTTGTTGTTTGCGTTTTTCATTTTTTACTCTCTCCATCATTGCCTGCATTTGATCCACTGACAACTTGGGCGGTTGTTTGACTCCTGTGCTGGCTTCTTCTGTAATTCTATGTTCCCAAGCAACCAACGCTTCAGTGACCTTGATATCATACAATGTGCCTCGGCTACGGACTTCGCTAGGCAATAGTCCATAGGCTTTGGCCATTCTACCTATGCTGATGACTTCGGCGAATTCCCAGTCTGCTTCTCCGATTTCTTGGGTTTTGACTTTCCCAAAAAATCATTTACTCCTACCAACACTCCTAATACCAAATCAACTGGTAGCACTTCATCGGGGCCCAAAGCGGGGCTACCATCTGCTTTGCGAATCATATCACGAAGCAGTTCATTGAGTTCGCTGGTCTTTTGTTCTTGTTGTAGTCTATAGAATTTGAAATAGGAATCAATACCTAGTTCATCCATCATCCAGAAAGTGAGTGTTTCGCCGTAGCGTTCTACGAGATCACTGTCCGTGATTTCTATTTCTACTAATTTGGGTTTTTTTGCTAATGTTGAAATGTCCATCTGTTAATCCTTTTGTCTGTTAATCAATTTGTGTGTAAGCACCAATAGGAACTTCACTCTGTTGTGTGCTTTTTCTAGATCACCCTTGGCACACTTTATTTCATTAGTGGCTTTGGCAATCTCTGCTATGACACTTTCTAGCAGTTCTTTGTCGCTCTTGTTATCTAAGAGATCCATATATCTTTGTTCCTTTGTATTTATAGGCAGTGAAAGAAAAGGGGGCTGTTATGCCCCCATTCCCCGACTCGCTCCCGAGTTCTTAAGTTGCCGCTACTGTGTATTCGCCGGTCACTGTGATAGTAACTGGTGATACCCAAACAGGTGCATCCGCTGTCACAGTCGGTGCAAGGCCAGTGATGTATCCTGTGCCTTTGATGAATGTGTCAACAGTTGAGTTTTCAACTCTGATTATGAAGTTAATCAATGTCTTGTTGCGACTGCAACCAAATAGACCTTGTTCTGCCATAGTGCCTGTTACTGCTGCCGCTAATACAGTGCCAAAGAATGTTGCTTGGTCTACGACCACATTCATTGAAATACTGTTAGTAGAGGTAGTAGCAACCTGCTTCTTGGCAGTTGAATCTAATTGGCTCCAAGTAAAGACATCGTTGGCTGCATTGATAGTCATATCTTGTAGGGCTGGTATCGATAGACCGCTGGCCTGTGTAATGTCATTTTCATTTGACGCTACTTCAAGGCTCAGGGTCACTTGATTTGCAGTGCCCGGTGCTGGGTTAATATATGCCATTTGGCAATCTCCTTATGTTTATGATGATAATTTAGTAAATCGTATTTCTATCTCTGTTACCATAACATCGTTCTCATAACTCACTGCGACATTGGCTTCACGACGGTTAGTACCATCAGCGATGTCAATATTTTTAGCGGCTATGAGTTCGACTACTAGGGCATCATAGTTAGAAGGAACTGTTTTTGCATCGTTGGCAAAATAGATCCGAGTGCTTTGTGTTTGTTGATTGATAGTCAGTGTGCCTAAGGTTGCAATCAAGGGTTCTGAAATATATTCTACATTGTCTACATAAATCTTTTTCAAGTTTTTTATGTAAAGCGGTATGGTGTTGTCACTCCAAGGCACTTCTTGTGATAGAAGATAGCCTCCTAGTGCTAACCCAGTGATATAATCTAGAACTTCTTGTCGCATTATCTCACTCTCTTAAGCGTGTATTGACCTGGAGACTTCTCAGCGGAACTTATGGTTCCCGAGTTGTCAAAGTCATACCAATCACCATTAGTGATCAACTCACCAAGTAGTGTTTCAGCCTTTTGAGTGTAATAGCCCATCTTCTGTCTTTCAGCATTGTCTTCGTTGCCGAAGTCTGCAATTGACGGAAGTATGAACTCACTTAGTGCAGTAAACACACAGAGATCCGTAAAGTCATTAAGTCTTGCCTTAATTCTGCTAGGGTCTACTGCGGGAATGTCTGCCACTGTTGTATAGACGGTGGACAAATCACGATTAATGTAATAAGTTCTCCACCAAGCACTAGAGCGTATCT